CTATAACAACTTTGTGCTAACGTTGTTGCAAGTAACTGTGGCGCAGTTGTTAGACTTGTACAACCATAGAACATATCTTGATAACAGTAATCTGCCAACGTTGTTGCAGGTAACTGTGGCGCAGTTGTTAGACTTGTACAACCATAGAACATACCGTAATAACAACTTTGTGCTAACGTTGTTGCAGGTAACTCTGGTGCTGTCGTTAGACTTGTACAACCATTGAACATACCAATATAACATCTATTTGCTAATGTTGTTGCAGGTAACTGTGGTGCTGTTGTTAAACTTGTACAACCATCGAACATATTATCATAACAACTATCCGCTAACGTTGTTGCAGGTAACTGTGGTGCTGTTGTTAGATTTGTACAACCATAGAACATATATTGATAACAGTAATCTACCAACTCTGTTGCAGGTAACTCTGGTGCTGTTGTTAGGCTTGTACAACCTTTGAACATATTATTATAACAATAACTTTCTAATGTTGTTGCATGTAATTCTGGGGCTGTTGTCAGACTTGTACAATCCCAGAACATATAACTATAACAATTACTTGCTAACGTTGTCGCTGGTAACTCTGGAGGAGTTGTTAGACTTGTACACCCATGGAACATATAACTATAACATCTTTCAGCCAATGTTGTTGCAGGTAATATTAAATTGTTAGCGTCAACAACTTTGCTATTTTCAAATAATCCGCTTAGTTGATATTGATATTCGGAATCAAATTGAGTTTTATCAGTAAAATCATCTCCGTATAATAATGACATTATATTACCTTGTGCATTAAATGTTCCCGTTGATTCAAAATGAGATACTTCATAACCAAAAGCCTTTCCTACACCTTTCCATAATACTTTATTTCCTGTAGTAATTGTTGGGGTAGTTAAAGCTGTTATTCCTCTATCTTCTTCATCATAAGTAACCCATGTTTCACCATTGTCAATGGAATACGATATAGAGTCCATATACGTATCAGATTCTCCTAAATAGAAACTAAATGTTCCATCCTCAAGAGCAACAAGTGTCAAGTATTCTTGAGATGGATCATATACCCAAGGTTTAAATCCAACACTCATACTTTCTTCTACTAATGACACATTAGGTAGGGCAATTCCCCCCCCGTTAACATATCTTTCATACTCCGTTTGAGTACCAAATAATCTTAAATATTCCATATATTTTTTGTTAATTTTATTTATTTAATAATAATTGTAAACTATTTTCTAATTCTTTACTCCAACCTTCTATACTATTACAACAGAATTTAATATTTGGATTATCAACAGCCTTTTGAAATTCATTATTAAATATACTTTTATTCCATATCCCAAGTCTTATTGTGTTATCTAATATAGGTTCTTTATGCTTAAAATAGTTGAAATAAATATCTTCTAAGACATAACTTTCGTTCATCATATTATATCTATTCCAGATCTCTTTTAGCTTATTGAATTCAAAATAACAAGGGTAATGTGTTGTATAGTTATAATGTGGCAAATTTTCTTTATCTAACAATTGTCTTGTCTTCCATTTATCATGAGGCCAATAAGATGTTGGTGATTTTTCATTACCAGTAAATGGTGTATTATGGTGATGCACTGTTGTGATGTCATCAAGATTGAAAGGTTTTATAGCATAATTATCATCAACCATCCAGATAAATCCGTCATATGAATTTATATAATTTCTATATATAATATTAAATTTGTTATTAATATCTAAATGCGGATTATATTGTCCTGCTTTATTTTCTATTGTCTTACATTTTATAAAGTGTACCCAAGGGAATTCATTTATAAGTGATTCATCAAATTTACCAATAACAATAAAATGATATTTGAATTGGCAAAATTTTCTCCATCCATTCAATGCTAATCTTATTTCATTACCTTGAGAGTCACTTTGTTTGTAAGGCATAACAACCAATATTTCTTTATTAAAATCATCCATAATTGTTGTTTAAACGAAAGCATATCTGAATTAATTTCAAAATGTGTTTAAGTTTCTTGTACTATAATATTTTAGCTACTTCTAATGTTTATTCACTAGAACCAGAACCTGAGCCACTATATGATACTCCATCACCAGTCCAGTTATAATAACCTAAGTAATACTCATCAGTACGCATCCATTCATTATATCCTGTAGAACCCGCTGGTACTGTTAATGTACCACCAGATTTAATATTTTGGAATGTGCTAGATGATATAGTTGGAGCTGTTGTTGTATTACATGTTATACTTGTAAGTTCAGCACAATTATCAAATATATTATCACCTATATATTCCACTGAATTGCCTATAGTTACATTTGTAAGTCCAGCACATGCAGAGAATGCATAATTACCTATAGATGTCACAGAATCAGGTATAGTTATACTTGTTAAACTAGAACAATTATAGAATGCAGAATCACCTATTGATGTTACAGAATCAGGTATAGTTATACTTGTTAAACTAGAACAATTATAAAATGCCTGATAACCTATAGATTCCACTGAGTTTCCTATAGTTACACTTGTAAGTCCAGCACATTCAGAAAATGCAGAATCACCTATAGATGTAACATTATCTCCTATTACATAATTAGTTACTTGACTATCAAATATACTACTTAAATTATTACCAGAAGATACTATATCATTTGAATTTAATGTTACACTTGTAAGTCCAGCACATTCAGAGAATGCATAACTACCCATATATGTTACTGAATCAGGTATAGTTATACTTGTTAAACTAGAACAATTATAGAATGCAGAATCACCTATTGATGTTACTGAATTAGGTATGATTACACTTGTAAGTCCAGAACAATCAGAGAATGCAGAACCACCTATATATTCCACTGAATTGCCTATAGTTACACTTGTAAGTCCAGCACATTCAGAGAATGCATAATCACCTATAGATGTCACAGAATTAGGTATATTTACACTTGTAAGTCCAGAACAATCAGAGAATGCATAATCACCTATAGATGTCACAGAATCAGGTATAGTTACACTTGCAAGATTATAACACCTGTAGAATGCATTATTACCTATTGATTCTACTGAGTTTCCTATAGTTACACTTGTAAGATCAGAACATTCATCAAATGCAGAATCACCTATAGATGTAACATTATTTCCTATTACATAATTAGTTACTTGAGTACCAAATATATTACTTAAACTACTATTATTATCAGAAGATACTATATCATTTGAATTTAATGTTACACTTGTAAGTCCATAACAATTATAGAATACATGATCACCTATAGATGTAATTGAATCAGGTATAGTTACATTTGTAAGTCCAGAACAATCAGAGAATGCATAATCACCTATAGATGTAACTGAGTTGCCTATATTTACACTTGTGAGTTCAGAACAATTATAGAATGTATTTTCTCTGATTGATGTTTCACCTTCTAATAATGTAAATAAAATAGTATGTTCACCAGTTGTATCAAATGTATATGAATTTGTAACTTCTTGTTCAACACCATCTACTATCATTGAGCTAAATGTAGGTACATATCCAGAACCTGAACCCGTGTTTTGTTGATATAATGTTACTGGATTGTTAGTATCAGTTACATTATATTTGCATAATACTTTGTTTCCTTCTAATACTGGTTCTTCAGATTCTTCATCTTCCGGTACAACTATATTGCTATAATGCACCTCATTCTCTTGTTTACATAAACTTACATTGGGTAAAAATTTTTCCTCTGTATTTATATATACTTCATACTCAGTATGAATATCGAATTTCTTTAAATATTTACTCATTTATATTTTGTTTGTATTTTTGTTGGTTTATGTTGGTTTAACTCCTGGTAAATCAACTAATCTACGAGCAGTATCGTTAATCAATAAATGTTGATGAGTTGGATAGATCTGTAGCAATTCAGATATGTCATCATTATATCTGTCAAACAATTTGAAGTTTGTTATCCAACCATAGAAGTTATGTAAAGTTACTTCTTCTTTTTCATCTAACAATAGTTCCGTATTGAACTTTCCTGAATATGAACTTACAGGATTGTCTATGTCAAAGAAATAGTGTTGTGGTTGAAGTTTGTAGATTGGAATATTTTGATTGTATGTATAGACATAAGCAAACATACTTGCATTATTTAAAGGTTTTGACCAGGATAATGTGACAAAGAACGTTGTATTTGATGTTATGTCTACACCAACATTTTCATCAATGTTTAAATATAATCTTACATTTTGTGATTGTTGTTTTATCATTACTTTTATATGACCAATTGAAATTAACGGTCCTTCAAATGAAGCAATTATAAGCGGATTTATTATGAATGATATTGAACATTGATCTCCACAAAACTTACTTTGATATACAATTTTAGACGAAACATCATTCCTAAGAAATTCATATCTGTTTTCACTTATCAATGTACCTTTGAAATATAGTTTATTGTCAAGTATGTTGAGACTGTCACAAGTTACATATTTACGTGTAGCATCTGATTCAAATACAGGGTAAAGTCTGTTAGCTGCATACTGAGGAGCATCAACCACTTGTTTTCCAGAATCTAATGTAGTTTCTTCATCTTCTCCAAATAAGTCTTCATATTTGTTCTTTACCAATGAACTTACAAATTCTTCTGTATTTCCCAAATCAACTGAACCTTTTTCTTGATATTTGACTAATTGAAGTTTGAATGTTGATGCTATCCACATGAAGCCATCTTTCTTCTCTTCATATGCTCCGCTCACCATCCACATTCTTTTCATCATTGGAATGTATACTAAGTCACCTTCCATAGGTTGAGCATTTATTCCAAAAGCAGTTGCAAATGTTCCCTTTGTCACTTCAACTTCCCAGTCTGTTTGCCAGTCTAAACCCCACTCAGCAAACTCAGGCTTAGATGATGGCATTTCATTGTCTTGTATGACAATCTTAACTTGCTTTATAGAATCAACGTTCATCAAAGTATATTCTTTGAATGTCATATCCTTAGACATTTCTTCAGGCTTTAGCTTTATATAGTAGCAAGGTATTCCTACAATACATGAGACTGTCTCACTTAGTTTTTGGTACAAGTCGATAGCACAA